TTTTAAGTGGAGTTCCAGAGAATTACCGCGATCATATAGTTGTATATATGGACACACTAAGAGGTGTTAACAGTTGGAACGATGATCACGATAGAGTCTTAGACAGTGCTTCAATGGTAGAAGTAACGAATTTTATAGTTAACAGGTTAACTGCAAACGGACTTTAAAATTAAAAACTAACTTAACAAGCGAAAAGGCTAGCTAATAACTAGCCTTTTTTTAAAATTATGATTGAACAAAGATCGCCAGAATGGTTCAAACAAAGACAGAAAAAAATAACAGGATCTAACATTGGCGCTATATTAGGCTGTGATCCATTTCGTAAACCCGCCGATGTTATGCGTGCGATGGTGCGTGACGCGCTAGGTGCTGAAAGTGAATTCAAAGGGAATATAGCGACAGAATACGGCGCAAAATTCGAGCCGTATGCACAGGCCGATTTCGAGATGCAAACAGGGCTAAACGTCACTGAAACAGGTTTTCATGTTCACAATGAACTAGATTGGCTTGGTGCTAGTCCTGACGGTTTAATCAATGATGACACTGTTGCTGTGTTAGAAATAAAATGCCCCTATAGTAAACGCGATAAAAACTACTTTAAAAGCATTGATGAACAGCCGCATTACTACGCGCAAACACAGATAGAAATGTATTGTACAGGCCGCAAGAAATGCCATTTTTACCAATGGTCAAGCGTTGGATCACGTATTGAATTAATAGAATTGTCTAGCACATGGCTAAGCGAAAACTTGCCAAAGCTTAAAAAGTTTTATGATTCTTTTTTAGTTGAGTTGAAAAACCCAGATAAACATTTAGCAGATTTAGTGCAAAACAAACAGGCCGTTAAATTAGCCGACGAATATAGGCAATTAAAAGCGCAAGAAAAAGAGATAAAAACACGCTTGGACGAGCTAAAAAAAGAATTTATAACAATAGCTGACAGCAAAAAAACCAATATTAGCGGTGTTCTTGTATACCCTATTGATCGCAAAGGGACGGTACAATATAGCAAGATCCCAGAATTAAAAAACGTAGATCTAGAGCAGTACAGAACAGAAAGTAAAACCAGTTGGGGGGTTAGATGACTTTTAAACTACGCCCATACCAACAAGCCGCAGTGAATGCGACGACTGATTTTATCAGTAAATGTTATGATCCATGCTTGCTAGAGTTAGCGACCGGGGCGGGTAAATCACTTATTGTCGCAGAAGTGGCAAGATGGATCAAAAACAAATCTAATAAAAAAGTTTTATGCTTGGCACCATCAAAAGAACTAGTAACACAAAACAGGGAAAAGTATTTAGCCTATGGCGAACCCGCTTCAATATTTAGCGCAAGCGCAGGAAAAAAAGAGCTAAAACATTGCGTTGTTTTTGGCTCGCCTTTATCCGTGTTAAATAGCATTGAAAAGTTTGGAGCGCAATTTTCAGCCGTTGTTATTGATGAAGCCCACGAAATAACGCCGACCATTAAAAACATAGTAATGGCTATGAAAGAGCATAACCCAAATTTAAGAGTGATTGGCTTAACTGCTACGCCGTTTCGCATGAAGACGGGCTATATCTACCGTATTGATCAAGATAATAAAGCAGTGGACGAAGATCAAACAACAGATCCATACTTTACCAGGTTGCTTTATCAAGTGAAAACACAAGAACTTATTGATCAGGGCTTTTTAACTCAACCAGTGGCGGATATATGCGAGGGCTACAATACTGAAAACCTAGAAATAAAAAGCAATGGTAAATTTGACCAAGCGACAATAGAACAGGCTTTTGAGGGGCAAGGACGAAAAACCGCGGATATAGTAGCGCAAGTGGTAGAGTTTAGTAGAGACAGGAAAGGGGTAATGTTTTTTGCTGCTACAATACAGCATGCCAATGAAGTGCTTCAAAGCCTACCTGAAAACAACAGTTTTTTAATTACAGGAAAAACAAAAAAAGCAGACAGAGAAAAAATAATAAACGACTTTAAACAACAAAAGTTTAAATACTTGGTTAATGTGTCGGTGTTAACAACAGGGTTTGATGCCCCTCATGTTGACGTTGTAGCAGTGTTGCGAGCTACTGAAAGCCCTAGTCTTTTTCAACAAATAATCGGCCGTGGCCTGCGTCTAGCTGACAACAAAAAAGATTGTTTAATATTAGATTTTGCGGAAAATATAGAGCGCCACGAACTAGAGGATAATTTATTTGAGCCAAAAATAACAACTAGCGGCGGTGGATCTGAGAAAAGTTTTATTGATGCTATTTGCGAATGCTGCGGTGTCATCAATCAATTTTCAGCAAGGCCAAACCCCGAACGCTTAGACGTTGATAAAAACGGCTACTTTCTTGATCTACTTGGCGAGCGAATAACAACAGACGCAGAAGAACCGCAAGACATGCCCGCGCACTTTGGTAGGCGTTGTACTAGCGAAATAATAATAAAAGGTAAATATGAACGATGTGTAGGTCGTTGGAGTTTTAAAGCTTGCCCTGAATGCGATCATGAAAACGATATTGCCGCCCGTTACTGTTCAAAATGTAAAGCTGAACTGGTTGATCCAAACGAGAAATTAAAAATAGAATTTAAACGCATGAAAAGCAGCCCGCATCAAAGAAGCAGCGATAAGGTTGTGACATGGTACGCGCAAGAGTGGCACAGCAAAGCGGGCAATAAAACATTAAGAATAGACTACACAACAGAGTATAGAAGCTTTTCGGCTTGGTATTCACCAGACACTAAAAGCATGTTTGCACAGCACCTATGGAATAACTTGTGTATAGCTGTTTTTGGTAAAGTTGCGCCAAGTATCGATCTGTTTTTAACAGCACTAAACAGGGGTCACGGTAAAATGCCGGTAACCATCACAAGTAAAAAAGAAGGTGATTTTTTTAAAGTAACAGCTCACAACGCACCAGAGGATAAACAACCATGATCCATTATTTCGGTGAAACAAAAAAAGGTAAGCAACCAACTGAAAGCGCGGAAATGATAACTTTTTTTAATTATATAAGAAAACATTACCCAGACATTGCCAAGGTTGCGACCCACATCAGGAATGAGGGGAAAAGGAACATAGCACAAACACAAAAACAAAAAAGCGAGGGAATGATCAAGGGCGCGAGTGATGTTTTTATCCATGGCTGCCCGTCCTTTTGTTGTGAACTAAAAACACATAGCAAAAGCAGCAAGCCAAGCGTGGAGCAAATAGCATACCTTGAAAGCGTTGATAAACTAGGCGGCTTTGCTTGTGTAGCTCGTGGCTGTACGGGCGCGTTAGAAGCTTTAGAGGTGTGGATTAATGAACAGCCACGATGAAAAGTGGGTGAGCAAACAAATATCCACGCTGCCTCATGTTGAGTATAAAAAGAAAGCTTGGCAAGGCTATAAAGACACGTATAAAAAAGCGTTTGATAATGAGCCTATAGAGCATAAAAAACAAAACGCCGCGGGTTTTGCCGCTAACTGTGCGTTAAGGGATTTTATAAAAAGAGTAAATAAACGCTTGAAGTAAAAAAAGCAATGTGTAACAATGAATTTTGTAAGGGTAGTGCCTTGCATGTAAAATCGTTTGTCGTGGTCTTGGTAGTGCTTGAACGAATTAAATAAACAAAATAGAAGAAGTCGCCACCTCATAGGGCGGCTTTTTTTAAACATCTGTTAGCCGTGAGAAAGTTAAACGATGTAAAACAAAGTAGAAGAAGCGCCCATGCCTGTGGCGCTTTTTTTATGCCTGAAAAATAAAAGTAAATAAACGCTTGACAAGATAACAGTTAACCATTAAATTAACTGCATATTCAAAAAGAGAGGGAAACAACATGGAAACATTAGCAGAATACGCCAACAGACTAGGCGCAATATTAGCGCCAACAGTGCTCGAAGACATGTCAGTAATTAAAGAAACAAAAAACGAGCAGCCCGGTAATTTTTATCTAGGCTGTGATCCAATAAACGCATGGTTAAGTGTTAAAGATCCTTCTGGTGGTGTAAATAAGTCTGGCGCTTGGCCTTATGTGGTAGTTGAAAAACCCAATGGCCAATTAGTAATACATGGGCGCGGTATTTAAACAAATAAAGGCAAGGATGCCGATCCAATTAACAAAAAGAGAGGTAATAAACTATGAATGATTTAGAAATATGCAAGCGCCTTGCAGAGATTGAAGGTTTATCAGTTAAACAAGCCGCACATTACAAAAAGATTGTTAATGGGGCGGGAATATGTACAGGCTTTCACCCTTACAACCCACTAGCAAAAACTGAAACAGGCAAGGCATTATGCTTTAACCTAATGGTTAAGTACGATGTTAGGGTAGAGCCTAGTGATTGTAATGCTTGGATAGATAAC